ATGCCGCTGTTCGATGGCTTGGCATACCTGGAGGCGGGCAACCCCCAGGTCAATCAGTACCTGGCCAACCTCAGCCTCACCGACGTACCCGATGCCGGGATCGTCTACGAACTCGCCGTCGACTGGCTGCTGGAGCAGCGCAACAACGAGAACAACTACAAGACCTATCGCAGTGAGCTGACCACGTTCTTGCACTGGTGCTTTGGCGAGATGCGCATCAGCCCAAAGGATCTGACCCGGCGCATCATGATGCGCTACCTCGATTATTGCCAGTCACCGCCAGCAGCACTGATTGCCTATCGCAACGTGGCGCAGTTCGTGCTCGACAAGGAGTGGGGAGAGCGCCTGCCCAATCCCCAGTGGCGACCCTTCCTTGGCAAACGGGAGCTGGGCCGTGAACTGCCGTACCGCCTCAGTGAGCAAGCCATGAAGACCAAGCTCGCCATTCTGTCGGCCTTTTTCCAGTTTTTGATCCAGGAAGAGTACATGGACCGCAACCCGGCGCTTCTGCTGCAACGGGTAAAGCGCACCGTCCAGCAGGAGCCGGATGATCAGGGCCAGGCCTTCAGCGAGCTGCAATGGTCCTATGTAATGCAGGCGGCCGATCGGCTGGCCACCGAGTCACCGGAGCAGCACGAGCGCAGCCGCTTTCTGATCAGCCTGATGTATGCCTGCTACCTGCGCATCTCCGAGGTGGCGGCAAGGCCGGGTTTTACCCCCGTCATGGGGCAGTTTCGCCGCGACGGGAAAACCGGCGTCTGGGGTTATTACATTCCCCGCAGCAAGGGTGGCAAGCGCCGCACCGTGGCGGTCTCCCATGCCTTGCTGGAGGCCCTCAAACGCTACCGGACGTTTCTCGGTCTCTCGCCACTGCCGGTACCCGATGAACAGACGCCACTGTTTGTGCGTCACAAGGCCGCAGCCCACGGCCGTGAACAAGGTGAGCTCAATGCCAACCTCGGCATCCGTCAACTACGCGAGCTGGTGATGGCCGTCATTCAGGCGGCAGCCACGCAGGCAGAACAGGATGGCTTTGCCCAGGATGGCGCAGAGATGCGCAACCTGACGCCGCACTCCATTCGTCATACTGGCATCACTCACGACATCAATCTCAATGGCCGCCCCTTGTCCCATGTGCAGGCCGATGCCGGCCACGACAGCATTGATACCACCTCCAAATACCTGCACACCGGCAACAGCGAACGTCACGAGAGTGCCAATCACAAACCACTGGATCGGCTACATGATTAAGCTCAATAGTGAGAGATAACAGAAAGGGAAAGATTCGTTCATGGCAAACCAACCCCCAGTGTTGTTGAACCAATCCAGGACACTCAATTGCTCCATATTCGAAACCGCGCATAATGTCTTGTGGTTATGTTGAAGACTTGGCCCCCTGCGATAATCCCGAAGGGGCAGGGGGCTCCCGAAGGGATGTTTAATATAACCCGCATTGTGCGCAGTCCTCGGCCCCATGGCGAAGCCATACAAGGCGGCTCATCAATGGCCAGTGTCGTGACGTAGGTGGGCCCGCCGAAACTTCTTTGGAATGCTTCTGTGAGGCTCTGAACCCCCTTCCTCTGCCAAACCGGTCTTTACTGCCCGTCCAGTTCGTCCAGCAACTGAATCCTCCTGTCGAAGACAAGCGACACTCACAGGCTGCGCCTTCCTCAAAATGCTCTCGGTCGAAGTGATGACCGGTCGCATTTTCGATGCATGAAAAAGCCCCGCCGGCGGGGCAGGGCTTTTGGCCTGTCGGAGTCCGGGGGCCAGTGACACCCGGACTTTACCGTAACAACCTACGGTAAACCTCCCTCAGTCGATAATTATGTCTCCTCTCTTATCGACTTTAACTCTATCTATCGTTCTATCTATAACCAAATGTAATAACTCGGATTCCTGTATTGGTGCCCGCTCCATGTTCACCAATAACTTGTTGATTTCACGGCACTTTAGTTCAGCTTTCCGCTGTTCGTCCTTCGTTAACCTCAATGTTGCGGGCACTTCCATACCTCCGTAGTCAATCAACGCCACATTATACATGCGTGCATGTTGACAGGTTTTGTGCGTGCGTGTATACCTGCACTCATATTATAAACAAGTTACATGTATGCACGGGTGCATCAATGTTCTATGACTGGTTGACCATCGAACAGGATTTCGGGTTCCAGTTGCCGTTACTGGATGGCAATGCCTACGCAAGGCTTGTGATAGAGGAGGGGGAGGTTGTGGAAACTGGTTCTCTTACCGCCCCTGCTTTCTCTCACAAGGGCTCCCACTGTGACAGCGTCCTCATTAAGGTGAGCGGTTCATCCATTCGCATGTCTGGCAATCCCTCCCGCTGGGGTCGCATCGAAAACCTTTGGGGATATGGCTCTATCGACCCCATGGTGTCTGTTTACAATTCCATCCTTCGAGATATTTATGGTAACTGTGACCAAATCCCTCAATTCACAAAATGCACCAAGTTGTATTATGCCCAAGGTTCTGCCTGTGAAATTATCGGGGCTGACGGTGCGATTATTCGAGAATTACACGTTACTGAGAATATTTCTGTCGGTGCTGGGAATGAGCGTGATTATATTAGCGGCCTTTCCACTCTTCGCTATCGTCACTCTGAGCCTAGACTTCATACGAATGGCAATTCGGTAGATTGGCTTTCAAAGCAAGGTAACGCCGCTCTTATTTACCCAACCGTCTATAATAAGGCTCATGAAATGGAGCTGCACTCCCTTGGGAAAATTGCCCGTAATTTCGGCGATGATTCCAACGAAGTGCGCCAACTTCAAAATATTATTGGTTATTGCCGCTCTGTCGGCCTTGTACGCTTCGAACTCAAACTTAAGAATAGATACCTTCAACGCAACAATATGCAATATTGGGGACTGTCTGATTACAGCCCACTCGAAACGCTGATGAACGAATTTATTAATATTGACCAAAAGTTGAGCGTGACATCTATGGACTTTGAAACTATATCCGAGCGCCTCCTGACGCTTGGCATTGTGGATACCACAAGAGCCGCAAATACAAGTGCAATGTATGCACTTCAATGGATGCATGGCCATAATTTCGATTTCGATAAGAAGGCCGTTCAAACTCACCGCGCCCGCCTGCGTAAAATCGGCATTGATATTGCCACCAAGTGCAACGTCTCCAAGTTCAGCCCGATATTCGTTACCGCTCGCCGTGAGGTTAAATCCAATATCGCCGTTCCGCCGAGCTGGTATGTTCTGCCGCAAACTCAACTGAGGGCCGTAGCATGAATAGATATTGCGCTTGCTGCCACCTTATCATTATTGGTAACGGTGACCAGTATTGCTCTCGCCAAGTGTGTGTCGATATTCGCGCCGCTGCTGAGCGCCAAAAATATATTAATGAGCACGGTAAGTTCATTCTCCAATATGAAACCTTTGACGCTAAATCGGAGGTTCTGCGCTTCGATGACGAAGGCGAGTGCTATTACCATGCTTCATTACTTCGCGAGCAAGTCGCCGACTTGTTTGTAATCCACCCTGACGGCCAAACCGTCGAATTTCGCCAATAAAGGACTGCACCTATGAAAATCGAAATCGTAAATGTGAACGTGCGCAATCAGTCTGGCACCTCTCAAAAGACAGGCAAGGCCTACAGCATGAACAAGCAGGAGGCCTTTTTGCACACCGAGGGCCAACCCTATCCGGTTCGCTTCGAGTTCAACCTGGCTGATGGCGCCACCCCGTTCCAGAAGGGCTTTTACACCGTCACTGACAAATCCTTCATCGTCGACCGTTTCGGCTCTCTGGCCCTCTCTGGTCAACTCGAACTGGTTCCCGTTGTCGCCGGTCAGCAGGCCCGTCCTGCCGCCTGATTTACCTACCTCCTGCCCTTGGTCGGGGCAGGGGATTCAACCAACCCAAAAGGGAGATATGACCATGGAAACTCAAGCCAAAAAACTGCTGAAAAAACTGGGTGTCGGCGCTGCCGTTGTTGTGGCCTCCACCGCCCCCGCGTTCGCCGCTGTCGACGCCGCCATCACCACCAAACTCACTGATGCCGGTGCCGACGCTGCCGTTATCGGTGGCGCCGTTCTGGTTCTGGTCATCGGCATCGCCGCGTTCAAGTACATGCGCCGCGCTGTCTAACCGGTCGGGGGTCTCCATGGCATACCAGTACAAAGGGGTTTGCTATGGCGACCCCACTTCACTTCTCACCGCAATGGCCTCTGACATGTCAGGGGTCTCTATTTCGGCAGACGGCAACCCCGTCTACTACCAAACCGCAGTTCAGGGCGAGCAACTCGTCACCACTTCCACCACCGGAATTTCGGTAACTGTTACCCCTGAATTGCATCCCTGTCAGCTGGTCACTCTCGAGGATGCTGTTTTTTATAACGGCTACGTAATTCTCTTGTGGGCCACCGCTTTTGCATACGTCGCCATGTCACGCGCCGTAAATACTGGAGGCTGATATGACTATTGAAGCCATTTATTTAACCATCGGCTTTCTCGGTGCCGCCTCTATTATTTTCTGGAGGATGTGATGCGTATATTTATTTTACTCCTCCTTATTTGCCCTCCTGTCTTTGCAAGTTATACCACAATGACTCTCGAGGGCGTTCAGCAGGCAAATGGCGTTTGGACTGCCGCAGGTGTCGTCGATAATATGGGTTTTGTGCGTACAACTGGCGCTCTTACCGTAGCTGGAACTACCGCCACAACCGCCGTAGCCTTACCAGTTGAAACCGTTGCCGCTAGCACCATATTAAAAAATACAGTCCGCAGTCTCGGCCCTGTCGCCATGGCCAGCCTTGCTGCTTATGATGTTTACGACTGGTACACCTCAACTGGAATAAAATCCAATGGTACTGACTGGGTTATTTCTCCATTTGGCGGCACTCGTATTTGTAATGTTCGCCCTCATCAGTATGCCCCTATTGGCTGTTATATGTATGCCACCCATCAGACCTCTACCGGTTGTTCTTCCGATTTTGGCTTATCTTCTTATAACGGCACTATTAATGGCCTCTCTGGTTATTGGTGCCACGACGTTAATATAAAGTGGGGCGATAGACCTCTTAATCAATCCGATTTAGACTCAATTCCTCTTGCTCCACTTACCGTCCTTGCTCAGGGATTTAATAAACTCCCTTCCGGTGGTGGCATGCCTATTCCAATTTCCGGCGTTAAATTTCAACCTTTTAGTGTTTGGTCTGGTGACCCTTATTTTAAAGATGGCTCTTGGTATCGTGACCGCATGGATGTTTCTCCTTGCCCTACAGCTTTACAACCTACTCGCGTCTGTGTTGATATGGGGCCGCAAAAATTTGAGGGTTCTACTGACCCACAAACTATACCCTCTCAGGCAACTGGCACCGCAACCGGCTCAACCCCAAAAGAAAATACTGATTTCTGTAAGAAGAACCCTCAATCCATTGCTTGCGCTGAATTAGGTGAGCTCGAGCCCGAGGCATTCGACCCTATTGAAAAGCCATTTCAGGTTGTAGCTCAATCTCCTTGGGGCTCTGGTGATGCCTCTTGTCCTGCACCCAAGGTAATTAATCTTCACGAGGGCGGTGCTGTCACTCTGTCTTATCAGCCAGCTTGCGATTTCTTTAGCGGTGTTCGCCCCGCAATTCTCGCACTCGCTTGGCTTGCCGCCCTTTATATCGCTCTTGGAATTCCAGTAGGGAAGGGGGATTAAATGCCAATTGCAGCGTTTTTATTATCCATTGCCTCGCCGATTGTAATTCGCGTTTTATTGCAACTCGGTATCGGCATTGTTTCTTACGTGGGGGTCGAGGCTGCCGTTAATCAGCTCATTTCATTTGCGCAGTCACAGTGGGCTGGTTTACCCGCCATCGTTCTTCAGTTTATGGCCATTGCTGGCCTTAACACCGCCTTGGGCATTATCGCGGGTGGCGTCACTGCTCGCTTAACGACCATGGCCCTTAAGAGGTTCACCATCAAATGATCACCCTCATCACTGGCGTTCCGGGTGCTGGCAAGACCCTCTACGCCGTCGACCAAATCCTTGTCCCCGAGAGCAAGACCGAGCGGCCCTTGTTCATTGACGGCATCCCTGATTTACTCATTCGTCACGAGCCAGCTCCAGACCCTCTTACGTGGCCTGATTGGGCTCCTGAGGGGGCTCACATCGTCATTGATGAAGTCCAGCGCATTTGGCGCCCTGAGGCCGCCGGCAAGGCCATCCCTGAGTCAATCGCCCAGCTTGAGACCCACCGTCACAGGGGCCTTGATTTCACCATCATGACCCAGCATCCGAGCTTTCTTCACGCTAACGTCAGAAAGCTTGTTGGTCGCCATATCCACGTCCGGCGTACGCCGCTCGGTGTCTATGTCTACGAGTATTCTGAGTGTGTGGGCAACCCTGACACCGCTTATCGTAACGCTCTCACCAAGGTTCGCTGGCCGCATCCTAAGCGCTCTTTCGGTGTTTACAAAAGCGCCTCCATTCACCAGAAGGTCAAATACCGCATTCCTCGGGCCTTGATTGTTTTTATTTGCTGCGTGGCCTTGATTGCCTTGCTCGGGAGTCGACTTTACTTCCGTCTCTTTGGTGAGCCCGATAAGCCTTTGCCGACGCCCTCGACTGCTCAATCCACCACACCAAATCAGTCACCTCCCAGCTCCTTACCACCTCGGATTGAGGAGCCTGATATTCGAGAGAAGTTTATTCCTCGCATCCAGGGTGAACCTGAAACCGCCCCAGCTTATGATCACCTCCGCAATATCGTCACTATGCCGGTTGTTGCCGCCTGCATTGCTGATGCAGACCGTTGCTGGTGTTACACCCAGCAAATGACCAAAGTTGATATGTCAGAGGCTCAGTGCCGCGACCGCGTGAAGCGTGGAGCGTTCGACCCCTACCGTGATGCGACGGAGGAGCGCGCGGTAGGGGTCGAGCGAACAGCTATCGAGAAAGCGCAATCTTAG